TAATCCCTTACAGTGTAAGAATTAACTTGGTGAAACCCGTTTTTGACACGTTAATCAATACACGCCCTGCAATGCAGGCTAATCGTGGTCGCGGCAACGCCCGACCGCCCAATCGTGGTAGGGGAAACCCACCACCCAATCGTGGCAGGGGAAACCCACCACAACGCGGACGCGGCGGCAATCGCCCCGCTCCCCAACCGCAAGTTATTTTACTTGCCCAATCGCAGGCAGCGCCTGCTCAACCGCTGGTACAACCAGCCCAAGGCCCGCAAGGGCCAAGTATTGGTAAGGCTCAGGCCGCAACCAATCCCAATTCCCTTATTGATGACGGAACAACTAAGAAAACTTTCCGAATCACTTGGCGACTATCCCAAGATCAAATTGATCTAGCTTCCATTCAGATGCCCAGCATCAAATTTGAGTGGACAATGAGAGCAGAATACCATCCACATGGTTTGTTAGCAGCCCAAAGAGCTGTTGCTGAAAAATATGCCTATGATATTTTGAATACTATCAAAAATGGCACATGGATAGTCGACGTCGGCTCAGATATCGCAAGACATAGAAAAGAGCGGCGCGTCAAGATATGGGGTCTCTTACCAAACATCTTGCCTGATGATCAAGTTCGGCAAAGAAAAGCAGCCAATTTCAACGGCTGGTGCGAACATAAAGTCATGGAGTGTCCTTGCTTACACAAGGATGACCCTGCTAACACAAAAGTTGCTAGTTACTTGTTTGTGCATAGCGCATACTACATTCTACCAACAGATATTTGCACATTGGTCAATACCTCCCTCAAAGGTGAAGCAATTATCATCACCCACGTTTTTCCTGATCCATTAGGAAAATTTTCGCAGGGTGAGGGTACTTACACCAATGAAGATGGAGAAATAGTCTTCGAAGCCGCTGGCAATTTAGAAGTCTATACACATAGAGATCCTATCTTTCTACAATACCCTTACTGGGAGGACCCTGATGGCAAAATGGCAATGGTCATTACAAAAAGAGCTTCTTTTGGTGAAACTCATGTTTACCATTTAATTAAAGCTAAAGTACTAGGACCACAAAATATGTTAGCCGCAAAGCCCAAAAATTATCATACCGCTTTGCAGGACTATGATTATCGTGGCCCAATTGACTATCACCCATTAGCCGGGCTCATCACTGTTGATGACACTCGAGTCAGTCCAGTTTTTGAAGCTATCAAGGTCAATATCAGCACATTTTATTCTTATGGAGCTAATTTTTGTGTCGCAATACCCCAACAAGGATTGGTACATTTACCAAAGGGGTTGATTGCAGACATAGCTCTTAAGTGTGTTGGTACAGAAAGAACAGCCGAACGATTCGAGATCTTATGCGCCGAAGCTAAGAAAATGATTAATAAAAACAATATGCCTCCGGCCATGATGGCCCGAGCTCTACCCTTTGCGGTAGCCATTGGCTTTATCACAAATTTAGTCAACGAGAACAGCGCTCTTGCCGGAATAATATATCCCGCTAGCACTGAATTAGAAATTAATCATAGTTTTCGAAAGTTGAATTTCGCTGCACTTAAGTCAGCACAATGGACAACAAACATTTCAACAGCCATAGCAGCCGGCCTTGCAACTTTTAAGTTGTTTTCAGGGGCCACCATGCCAGTGCGCGTTATTGCCTCTGCTGCCGCTGCCATTCTTGGCGTGCAATTTGTATCACATACCATTGACTACACTGAAGTTGGGCTAAAAGCACCCATTCCACGTAGAACAACTATTGGTCAGAGGATTCAGACGAAGATAGTCGATACCCTCACCAGGGTTGCCAACTGGTTTGGTCTTGATTTTATGCCACAGAGACCAATTGGGGCCGTAGTGCCTGCCGGCCTAGTTGCCGAGGTCTTTCGTTTCTTTGGTCGAACAGCATATTTTGTTGGTTCAGTCATTGTTGTCCCATATTTCGAGGAGAAATATAAGATGTTGATGCCATTTCATATGGCTTGGTACTGTCGCGCAGAATTTTTGGCCAATATCTATTTTTATGGCTTCTGGCGTTCAATGCCCACTTACCTTATTCATTTGGTTACATTTAGTCTTAGCTTTACAGATGCTATTACTATTCACATTCTTTGGAACCTAACCGCTCACATGAGTCCATATTTAATTAAAGCAGCAGCCTTTGACACACTTGTTAACACAGTCGGAGCGCTTGATACTAGCAAACTTATTGATATTTTATGGCTTGTGGCAGAATACGTGACATACCCAGTCGTCGCGCGATACAGAAAGCTTGTGCAAATGCTAACTCTCCGACGATTAACAACCAAAAGGTACATCTTAACTGACTATTGTGTCGATGGAATACCACTCCGACCACTTCACTCAACTGCGAAGTTAACTATCACTGGCGATTATTTCTGTGAAAGGAAATTTGCCGGTGAGCTCTTGGGTTTCGGTGTACGTAATTACACCCCAGTCATGGCCAGATCCTGCATACACAATGAAATTGCAGCAGCTAGAAACAGGGTCATACTGGAAACCAAAGATCGAGAAATACTTTCACCACTCTGGCAGAGTTTAGGTCAAGTTTTCACGCGTTTCCGATATTTACTTTTCCCCGGGGCACCACCTTGTATAAAGGCCGTGCCATGGGACGCTTGGGTTAAAAGATTTCCCTTACCGAGGCAAAACGAACTCACAAGAGTAAGGAATCTTCACACCGTCAATCATACTAATATTGAAATGCATGCTCGATCGAAGAGCTTCATCAAAAAGGAATGGCTCATGAAAGTACATATGGGAAATGTTGAAGAATTTTGCCCCCGTATGATACAAGGATCTACTCCCGAGTTCCAAAACGTTACAGGACCATGGACACTTGCATATTCTAATATGCTTAAAAAGTCATGGAGCTCTAAACACTTTCTCATCTATACCAGTGGCATGAATGCGAATACCCTTGGCTTAGTTCACGAAAACGTTAGACAGCGTTTCCGTCAGGACAACGGCACAATGCCGGGCGAGGCTGAAGCTGACATGTCACGGTTTGATGCTCATGTTGAGGAAGAGGCTATAATTGAGGAGAATAATATTTACAGATCCTTCAAACCCAACAAGTTAACTATGGAAGCATTAGATTGCGATGTTAAAACTGTTGGAACAACACCACATGGTGTTCATTTCATGTGCCGAGGGAAAAGAAAATCAGGACGAGGTAATACCTCAGGAGGCAACACAACTTTGAGTGGAATGATGAATTTTGCCGGTGCCGTTGATGCTTATGAAAAGGCCAACGGGCGCCCAGGTTGGGTTGATCCAGTGAAGAAAATAGCTAAAATACCCTGTCGATTGTCCATCAAGCATGCCGTTATTAAACGCACAATGGAATCTATAAATTGGGAAAGAGCCATTAAGCACATGGCAACAAAATCTATTTTTACCGTTCTGATTATTGGAGATGACAACAAGCAATTTTTCTGTCAAGAGATTAGCAAATTCATAGAAAATTCTTTGATTGATGCTTTCACCCTCTTAGGACACGAACCCAAAGTCTTTATACGTGGAGAATACCACAGTGAATACTGTTCAGGTCGATTTTATCCCTCAACAGTTGGTGAGATTTGGGGACCCAAAATTGGCCGGTTGGTTGCTAAGACCTTTTGGACCGACGACAAGATGACTTTTTTGCGCGCTAGACAGCATTTACGGGGCATTGCCTTAGGGTTTAAAGATGATGTTAATCATATCCCTGTTGCTAGAGCGGTCGTTGGTAAAATATTACAAATAACTGAGCCATTGGGCAACGTCAAAATTGTCCGTCAAGATTACTCCATTCGAGTTGCACAACGCGGTGATGCCAATGTAGACACATATGCTATGTTAGAGAGCATTTATGGCCTCACAAAATCGCAGCTTGACTCTCTCGAACTTTATATCTCACAAGTCGATACACTACCACATTTTATCAATCACCCTGTTATGGACGTTATCTGCTCTATTGACTGCCCAGTTGATGCTACGAAGCCAACTATTGGTGCGCAGTCGATTTATGAATGTAGTTACGTTCCATTTTACACATTTAGGGAGTGGGTGGCTACAGTGGGCAATCGTTACACATTGCTTCCAAACTACTGTGTGCCAGTGAGAGTCTTTTAGTACGAGACTTACCAATACGCGCGTAGAACCTTTAAAACCTAGGAAATTGAGCCCCCACGACTCCGCGCATTATTTAGTGGAAATGTGAAAAACCAGTCTATCGACTTTATGAGCTTTCCCTATCACGGAAATTACGTAGGTCCAGGTTGGTCAGCAGGAAAATATCAAAATTCTGTTGTTAGTACAGTCGAACCAATTGACGAATTCGACAAAGCAGGTCAAACACACGACGCTGCTTATTCACGTTATCAAGACAATTCCAATCGTGCTCGCGCTGATTGGCAGTTTGTTTCTGATACAAAGAATCTTGGGACAAAGGCCCAGTTTGCTAGAACAGCAGTTGCAATCCAAGCTCTTGGAAGAGACACTTACTCATACATAATGGGACAAGGAAGGAAAATACAACGCAAAAAGGGAGGGAAAACAGTTGGCTCAAAGCGAAAGACACCCGGACCCAATCGCAAACAACAAAGAGCAAATGTTAAGTCACGATCACAAAAAGGCAAGATTACGCCTAGCATGTTAACAAACACCAACACAACATGGAAAACTAGATTTAGTTCATCCGTTAATGGCGCTCGTGCAAGAGCTACTGGTTGTGAATTCATTGGTGTCGTACAGGTTACATCAAGTGACATCATTGGCAAAGCTCTTTTCTTTCAAAACGTCGCACCCCAGTTCCTCGCAGGTACAAGATTGCAAGTTATGGCAAATCAATTTGAAAAGTACAAATACCGAACTGGGAGATTGCTATTACGCTCAAAATGTAGCAACACCACGAACGGGTCGGTTGTTGCATATTTTGAGCGCGATGTTTCTGAAGTCACTCCAAACGTTGGCATTGAAGGCATTAAAAAGGCCGTTGCAACATATGGTAGTGAAGACATCCCAGTGAAAACTGATGGTGTCGCCTATTTCCAAAGAATTTCAGATGAAAATCCTTACTTCACTGATTTTGGTGCCAGCCAAACTGATCCAGCTTTTGGACAAGCTACGGCAATTGTACAGTTAAATGCCACTGGTAGCTCTGTCATATCATCTGGAACAATCGTTGTTTATGATATATTGTTTGAATACGATATTGATTTCTGGATACCACAATTGCAAACTGAACAAGTTTTATTTTACACTTTCGTACAACCAACTGGAGCAGGTGCAACCACATCTGCACTCTTGGGAACAGTTGCAACCATTGAAGAAGGAGGAAACTTGGATGGAGTCACGTTTGATGGCGCCAGTGTTATTACAGTTAAAGCTCAATACTCTCACTATTATCAGGTTATCTATACTGTTGATGGTGCAACAGTTGCTGGGTGTAGCATTACTGCCTCAACTGATATGACACAAGATGAAGCCTCTTCAGCCAACGCATCGGGCACATCCAATGTTATCCACAAAACTTACCATCTGACCTCCACTTCAGGAGGCTTCACAAAGAACGTCACATTCACACTTGCCGCAACAACCATTACAACACCAACATTTGTGGGTTTCCAAATCATTGATTTTGGAGCATTTGCCCCGCACAATCCAATTGCTACTACATCTATGGCATCTGCGTTTATGAGAAGGTTTTCACCTAAAAGCGTGCAATCAAGAAAAGTGAATGATTTGGCCAACAGAATTACACAGTCAGACAATGCACATGCAAAACGCATAGAAAAGCTTGAACAAGCTCTGGAAGACTTTCGTTCAACCAAGTCTGGCTCAAATATCATAACCTCAGTCCCGGAAGATAAACCATTAAAAGTTGAGGTTCTTGATGAATGCTTTTACTGTCATGAGGTTGATCCGGATCACCTTGGGCGAAATTGCCCCAAAAATCCGAGGAACATGAAGTAAAAGCTTTGCGTGGGGGAACCACCGTTGGCAAGCGCCAGGGAGGGTTCCTTAAACAGCCAGTCCCCTGGACTCGCTTGCCATAGTTCTCAAAATGAAAGGATATGACTTGACAACAAGTGAAATCTAATTAGTAATGAGAACTGGTACTGGCACCCATGCTTTCCTGCATTTGAGTTGAGCCTCGAGTGGCCTAAATTGCCATCTAGCTAGTGTTGACCGTGTAGGAACGGCTAGCTAGGTGTCTAACACTCAAGGCTTGACAAGAAAGACCCTATACTGGACTAGCACCACTTGTTAGCTCAGCATGGTTTCACAATGCATAGGTCGGGAGGGGCCTTCTATAAATTTCCCGAAGAAGCGCTATATAGC